ATGCAGGAGCAGAAGGAGAAGGAGCAAAAAGGCCGCCCAAAACTGGGCGGCCTTTCGGATGGTATCTACACGAATAAAGCACTGAATATAACACTGAAGTCCTGCTTTAATTATTGGCCTTTATGAAATATCCTGTACATAGACTGCTGGTATAGATGATGGGGATTTCTAAAAAGCTGGGACGAATGTCTACCTCACTTAAGGAAATCCTGTTCTGCCTTTTCGATGTATGTCACAATTAGCTTTTTGATTTCTTCAGAGGTGATGGCAGTTTCCCCCTTCAAGGTGCAGTCATCCATCAAGCAAAATAGGTCATATGCCATGGCTTTCATAATAACGATACGGTATGAGCTTTGTGTCATCGGATTCAATTCCTCCTATTAGTACGCTAATACTTGTTCTAGGTTTCTCAATACGCTTTCCATCTTGGCAGATTTCTTGGCATCATCCGTTTCTTCCACAACTTCATGCAATGCAGTAAGTAGAAAACGGACAAACGCTTTGAATTGGATATCACTCGGCTCCATACGATGCCGCTCCTTCTTGTGTAATAATTCCATTGTACTGTAAATGTTGTTTAATGTCAACTGAAAACGAAAGCTCCCCAATGCTTTCGCATCGGGGAGCTTACATGGTGACCCGTACGGGAATCGAACCCGGTTAAATAAGCGTCAAACACGTTGCAAATAAATGGTTTTTCAGAATCCGTGTCAAATGGCGTGTCAAATATCGCCCTTTTTGCCGTTTGCGGATGAAAAGAAATTGCGGAAATCCTGAGCCCTTTTGGCAATGTCCTTCTGTGCTAAATGCGTGTATATTTTGTGCATTGTCCCGTCATCTGCCCATCCGCCTATCTCCATTGCTATCTTTTCCGGGATTTGCAGGTGATAAGCCAAAGATGCGAAGCTGTGACGCAATCCATGGTTCCCAACCTTGGGAAGACCGTTTGCGGCGCAGATTTCATTTATTCTTTTGTAAATCCAGCCGCCGGTCAGGGTTACGACATATCCTTCCTTCTTGGGGGCAGCTTTCAACGCTTCGGCGAGGGGCTCTATGATCGGAACAGTGCGGCGGGAGGAATCATTTTTGTTCTGCTTCTTATGCACCAGCTTCCCGCCGTCTCCGGCTACTCTCGCACCGTGGACATATATAATCTCGTTTTCCAGATCAACATTGTCCCAGGTCAAGGCAAGCATTTCAGACCGCCGCAGACTGGACAATTCCAGCAGAGCGGCGATTTCTATCGGATCACCCTTGATGGCGTCCACAAACACCGGGATTTGTTCGGGGTCAAGGAATGGCTTTTCGTTGTGCTCTTTTTCAGGAAGCGTCACCCGTGGCCGTCGGCCTGTCTCTTCAAATATTGCGGCGGAAATCAACATCCAAACATTCTTGATATATTTCGGTGATAGGGACTTTGCCTCCCGCCGAATAGCGGCTTGCCACTGGTCATCCGTGGTGGTGTACACATCGGCACGCATCATGCTCTGGAACCGCTGCTTGCGATAGGATTCATACGCATAGATCGTTGACGGGGATTTGAAGCCCTTCCGGTCGGCTATGTATTTATCCAGAGCCTCTCCCAGGGGCTTTCCGCTCTTCCTGGGGGCTTTTTTTGCGGCAATAACACCGTGCTTCAAAGCCAGGTATTCCGCCAAACACTCATCATAGGTCGGCTTCGTGATGGACACTGTGCGCCCATCCATATAGATTCGTGTACGCCATGACCCGGATGGCAGCTGCTCTATTTTTGGCAGTCTGACCTCCGTCTGCTTTTTCTTTTTCGGCATAAAAATCCTCTTTGCACACGGTTAATAAAAAATGGCAGGCCGCCGAAACGGTTTGCCACTGTCTTGGAGAACCATGTGGGGCGTCACTTTCACGTCTCCAACAAGGGCGGCGGCCACCTGTCCCTGTCTCTGATTTATTCACTGCATTTCTAATTTTTGTGACCAGTCTTTAGGAAATCCGATATGGACAAGGGCGATATCATCATCGTATTCTTCGAATAGGGCGCACAGCTGGGGGAGAATTTCGGTATTCCACTTTTGGCAATCAGGATAAAGTGCTTTCAATGCCAGAATAGCACCCCAGAGCTGCCGAGATTGTGATACAGTAGCGTCAACATTGGCGGGCGTAGCTGGAAAGATTCTGTAGTACAAGCGGCCATAGTGCGCACAGATATTACGAAGATCCGTACAACACCGAAGCCAGCTGATGATATTTTTTGGGATAGTATCATATAATTCCCGAGCCAAACATTTCTGATCAGCTGTTGTCATATCGCTGTAGAAACGTGAAAGCATACCAAAGGTAAATAATTCTACAACTGCCCAGATAGGGAAATGCCCATCGTAATGCTCGTTATGATGGATTACGAAAGCAGAGCGTTTATTACTGGCGATTTCACGGGCAAGGTTTCCTTTGAACTTTTCAGCTTGGTGATGGCTGGAATAGTTCGCGGTATCCATATAACCTTCGGCACCGTATTTGTGAGCATGAAAATATGCAAACTTAGCCCGGAGATATACCTCTACCTCTTCCAACGCGGAGAATAGGACACTTCGAAGTTTGCGGTCGAATTCATAAATTCTATAAACCCGCTGAAAACGTGTACCATCACGATAAGTACCGTCTTTCTGCTTAAAGGGGAGAAAGTAAGCAGTGAAACGATAATAATTCACAGATTCCAGAACCATCGTGCAACGCGCTGGATCATCAATAATGATATTTCGATTCCGTAAAATATCTAATTGTTCCTGGTACGTTGTTGGCTTTTTCAACTGGGTCATATCTTTATCTCCCCGGATAATAAAATGCCCTCCCTGGGACACATCACACGTTGCCGTGGAGAGGTGCGGGAGGTCCTGTTGGTGATATTATATTCCAAACGGCAGATAAAATCTACAGTTAAAAATATCAAAAAATAAAAAATTTTTTAGATAATTTGATTAAAAAGAACAAAAACCGATGAAATACAACGATATCATAATAATTTTGTGAAATGATGTTTGCAGTGATTATCTTTTCACCCATAGACTCAAATCGGATAAAAGTTGCATACAAACGTGCAATATTTCAATCCACGCTTCATATAGGAGCGACGGGAGTCGGGCAATATTACATTTTAAGTCTTTTGTACTACTTTTTTACAGGATAGCACTGGCCTGTAATGATTTCAACGAATACTGAAAAATTTTGTGCAACTTTTTAATAAGTCCGTTTCATTGGACATATTGCGTGTTATAACTAGCACACAAATCGAACAGGCGTTCGAGAATGATAAAAAGTAAAGGAGAGAAACAACATGCGGGAGGAAGTTTTGAAGATGTTTGAACAACTGAGTGAAGAGGAACAGAAGAAAATCATCGCTCTTGCATCTGCTCTTTTACAAGGTCAGACAGAGCTTCATAAAGACGCGCCTGCCTCTCGGGCGTGAGCATATCATACATCTTCATGAAAACCTCGGTTCCCTTGTTGGGAGCCGGGGCATTTTTTGTTTCCTCGCCCTTGAGATATTCGACGGTGACGCCGAAATACTCCGAAAGCTTGGCCAGAGTGGTATCATTCGGCAGCTTTCCTTTTTTCCAACCGTTGGCAGCGGCATTTGATAGCCCGATAGCAGATGCCACGCCAGAGGCCGACATTCCCGCCTTTGCGCACAGATCACAATAGCGCTTGTAAAAATCGTTCATAAAATCGCTCCTATTTTGTGCAAAATGTAGATAGTTAGAAAAATTAATATTTCCTATTGACATCTAACTTTACTAACTATATAATCAATGCACGGTTAAAAAAGTAAACAAAAGCCCAGACCCAAGATAAAAAATCCTGCGTCAAAGCTATTCTGTTCCTCGCAAGTACATAGTAGCACACTTTGTTAACTTTTGCAACCGCAAAAATGACTGCGGCGGGAAACAAAAAGACGACGGAGGGTGATCTCCATCGTCCTATGCCAAATTTGTTTACCCTTTATCCCCTGCAGGTTTTCACCGTCTAAGACCACCCTTAGGCTTCTTCGGAAAATCTTGTCACTTTCGCAGTTTTGGTTCTGCGCATGGCCTTCTCGCTGGCAAGCCAACGGGAGTGCTGAGATATGGTGGGATATGATTACCGGCATATCACCATGAGTTTTTCCTCTTCACTGAGAATCCGCCATATCTAAGCAAACTGCATTTTACGCCAGTTTTACGTGCTTTGGCAACCACTATTGCGACCCAGTGGAAAGGGAGCAGGCAAAAACAAAAGGTTGGTCAAAAAAGCCACCTCCTTTGGATTTGCCCTAGAGAGGGCTGCAAATAGCATACCAAATTTTTTCGCCGCAGTCAACATTTTTAACTGAAAGGAGGGATACAATGCCTGAAAAATGGACGGGGCGGCTCATCGGGCGGATGCACAATGAGCGGATCACCTATGAGCAGCTGGCAAACGAAATGGGCGTAAACAAAGCTTATATTTCCATGATTCTGAATGGGAAGCGCAAGCCGCCCAATATTCAAAAGCGGATGGAGACCGCACTGGAAGCAATCATCAAGCGAGAACGAGGCAAACAAGCCTAGCAAGAGAACGGAGGTGATGAGAATGAAAGATTGTCTATTTCCCAGAGGATGCGATTCGGCACGAGTAATCCCCGTCATTGAAACGCAGTCTGCACGCGGGTCTGGCGCGGTGGATCAGCCGACACGGGTCGTCGTGGAATACTGGTCTCTGGACGGGGAGAAGCTGGCAGAGCGCGACAATTATCCACGGGGGATGGATTCGGCTTCCTCAAAAGCAAGTTCTGATTCTATGTAATGCAGCATGGCCTTTATGAATCGCTTCATATCTTCGATGTCAAGATCGTCGTGCTTCCTTACATAGTGCGCTTCATCGTTCCCAATCCACGTCGACCGCTCGGCGAGAACCTTGATTCTTGGGTCTTCCAGCCGCTTGATGCACGAACCGAGAGCCTCCGCCGGTATTTTATCAGCGTGATCTGGGCTTTTATGCTGCAAATAGTCCTTTACTAAGAATTCCAGAGCTTTTCGATACCCAACCCCACAGATACGATACAATCGCTGAGATTCAGCTATTTCTGCCTGCATATAGGTCTCAACGAAGTCCGGTGAAAGTTGCCGAACGTCGTCTGAAAATTTGATTATGTTAGGCGTGTAAGGAATAGAGTATAAAGCAGAATCGAAATCTGCAAAGCCAGAAACAGATCGGCTTGCTCTTTCTTGGAAAGCACTCAAAAATACCTGGTTGCACCTTTTACACAGGGAAAGAAGATACAGTGTGCATGCCCCATCAGAAGGACTGTCGGGTTGGACGTAGTAAGCACATAATGTCTTTGGCTCAATCGCAAAATGGCACGATGGGCATTCGGTAATCTCCAGGTATGTGCATCGCAATAAACTTGATTCGTTTGGATATCCAGCACTAAATGCCTTTATGTTCTTTCTGCCCATGAAATCGCCTCTTTCTGTGTTTTCTTTACAGAATAGCACAGTGGAGAACAATATGCAATCTTAAAACAGGAGGTGAGAAAAATGCCCAGAATCCGACAATACGCTGACCGCTACACGTCAGAGGACTTCTGGAAAGAAATCAACCGCTGCTGCCCCATTGCCGGTATCCAGAGCGACAACTCCGCCGCTCTTGGCCGGAAAATCGGAGTAGATGGAAAAACCGTTACCAACTACAAGAAACGGCTTGAGACGCTGCCGTTTTCCGCTCTGAAAAAGCTGGTGGCTTTGCTCCATCCAGACCCCGCTGTCATCCTGAAATCCGTTGGATACACGGAAAAGGAAATTCGAATTTTTGCAAAGGAGTATACCTAAATGGAAAAAGAAGATCTGGAAGTCATCCGCATGGTTCGCGGAAATCCCCGGCGCAGTGAAATGCTGATGGATGTGGGGATCATCGTGCCCCTGAGTGAGGCGGAAGCCTTCACAGCCTGGCAGGCGGCGCAGAAACAAAAAGAGGGAATCAGAGGGCTTGCGCTGGCCATCGCCGGACTGCTGGTCGTTGTGATTCTCACCGTGATTGCACTGATTTAGGAGGTAAAACAATGTCTGAAGAATTTGAAATCCTGTCCAGAAAAATCGATACCCTCGCCGAGATTGTGGCATCTAGCAATCCTCGGGCTAGAGAGCGGGTAAGACGGGAAATGACGTATGTTGGTGATTCCAAGGTTTCCGCCGAGAAGAATCCCAACGCTGAGAATCTGGTTCGGCAGATTCTGCTGGACATCGGCGCACCAGATCATCTGATCGGTCATCCCTTCACGGTGGAGGCGGTGGTGCTGTGTGTGAGCGACAGCAGCTATGCCAATGCCATTACCAAAAAACTCTATCCCCAGATCGCCGCCAAGTTCGACTCCACCGCAACCAGAGTGGAGCGGGCAATCCGTCATCTGATCGAAGCCGCCTGGGACAGAGGAGATCTTGATGTGCTCTACGGCTACTTCGGAAACACCGTCAGACGTGACAAACCGAACCCCACCAATGGGGAGTTCATTGCCCGGATTGCCAACGTTGTCCGCCAGCAGTTGGATGAGACGTAAAAAAGCCGCCCGCCGATAGACAGATCGGCAAGGCGGCAAACACAAAGACACATGTACATAATACATTGAAATTGAGGTTTTGTCAATGGAATCAATCAAAATCAACGCGTTGGAACTGGAAAATGTGAAGCGCATTCGTGCGGTAGCACTGAAGCCTACACCGTCTGGCCTGACCGTCATCGGCGGGGACAACAATCAGGGCAAAACCAGCGTGCTGGATACCATAGCCTGGGCTCTTGGCGGAGATCGGTATAAGCCCAGCAACCCGGAACGGGATGGATCGGTTATCCCGCCCAGCATTCGTATCACCTTGAGCAACGGCCTTGTGGTAGAGCGCACGGGCAAAAACAGTGCGCTGAAAGTCACTGATCCTGACGGGAACCGGCATGGGCAGCAGCTGCTGAACAGCTTTATTGAAGAATTCGCGTTGAACCTGCCCAAGTTTTTGGAGAGCCCGAACCGGGAAAAAGCCAACACGCTGCTTCGAATTATCGGCGTGGGAGACCGCTTGCAGAATCTGGAACGGCAGGAAACGGAGCTTTATAACCGCAGACGTGTAGTGGGGCAGGAGGCTGATCGAAAGAAAAAATTTGCCCAGGAAATGCCCATGTACCCCGATGCCCCCGCAGAACCGGTTTCCGCGCTGGAACTGATCCAGCGGCAGCAGGCGATTCTTGCTATCAACGGGGAGAATCAGCGCAAGCGGCAGATGGTCTCCCAGCTGGAATTTACATGCCGTCAGTTCCAGAGCCAGATAATGGAGTTGGAAAGCAAGCTTTCGGACTTGCGGGGTGGGTATTCTGCGGCCTTGGCAGATCTGGAAACAGCCCGGAAATCCGCAGAAGACCTCCATGATGAATCTACGGCTCAGATCGAACAGGATTTGCAGAATATTGAAACCATCAATGTGAAGGTTCGTGCCAATGCCGACCGGCAGAAAGCGGAGATGGAGGCGCAGCAATACTGTCAGCAGTATGACGACCTGACCAACGCACTGGAAGATACCAGGCAGAAAAAGCGGAACCTGCTGAACAATGCGGTACTCCCTCTTCCTGGGCTTTCTGTAGAAGATGGGGAACTGACATACATGGGCAAGAAGTGGGACGGCATGAGCGGCAGTGACCAGCTGAAGGTTGCTACTGCTATTGTTCGGGCACTGAATCCCATGTGCGGCTTTGTATTGATCGACAAGCTGGAACAGATGGATTTGAAAACCTTGCAGGAATTTGGGGCTTGGCTCAATTCCCAGAATCTCCAGGCTATCGCTACCCGGGTCAGCCGGGGAAGCGAGTGTACCATCATCATCGAAGATGGACAGGTTGCCGGGCAGTCCCTCGAGGATATCCCTACTCCTCGTCCGAATAGCTGGAAGGCAGGCGTATTTTAATGCTGAGTATCATGAGCGGGCGGATCGTAAAACCGCAGAAGGTAGTTATCTATGGCCCGGAGGGAATCGGAAAGACAACCCTCGCTTCCCACTTCCCGGATCCTGTGTTCATTGATACAGAGGGGAGCACCTACCACATGGACGTTAAGCGGACACCAAAGCCACAGTCCTGGCAGGAGCTTCTTAGCCAAGTTGAGCAGATTTCCAGAACCCCTGGTATCTGCAAGACGTTGGTATTGGATACTGCCGACTGGGCAGAGATGATCTGTGCCAAATCCGTTGTAGACAAGTACCAGAAGAAAAGCATCGAGGATTTCGGCTACGGGAAAGGATATACATACCTCCAGGAAGAATTCGGAAGGTTGCTGAACGCCTTCACTGATGTCATCAACGCTGGTATGAATGTGGTAATGACCGCACATGCAAAAATGCGGAAATTTGAACAACCGGATGAAATGGGCGCCTATGACCGTTGGGAGATGAAGTTGAGTAAGCAGGTTGCTCCCATCGTGAAGGAATGGGCGGATATGGTTCTCTTTGCCAACTACAAAACATATGTGGTTGCCACAGATGACAAGGGGAAAAAGCATAAGGCTCAGGGTGGTTCCCGGGTGATCTACACTTCCCACCACCCCTGCTGGGATGCCAAGAACCGGCACGGGTTGCCCAACGAGATTCCTATGGACTATTCCGCCATTGCGCACTGTATCCCAGACGGCGCGGCGACACCGGCAATTGCGCCTCCCCCGTCTCCTGCGCCGCAGGTATCTCCCGCTGAGTCTGTTGTGCCGCCAACTATTACGGAAGATGTGCCGTCCAGAGTGAAGTCCCTGATGGAGGCCAGCGGCATTGCAGAGGACGAGCTGCGTGAGGTATGGAGCCAGAAGGGATATTTCCCGAAGGATACCAGATGGGAAGTGCTGGAAGCTGAGGGCTTTGTAGACGGATGGATTCTTCCCAACTGGGAACGGATTGTAGGTGAAGTGAACAAAAAGCTTCCCTTTTAATTTAACGCGAAATCCAAATCAATAACGAATATGGAGGAATCATAATGAGTGAATATCAGAATGACGCGCATGAAATCGGATGGGGTGACCAGATCGTAGCAGACGGCGGGGAATTTTTGCTCCTTGACGAAGGCGATTATGACTTCACGGTCACGGCCTTTGAGCGGGGACGTTTTCCCGGCTCTGCCAAAATTCCCGCCTGCAATAAGGCGGTACTGACGCTGACCGTGCAGACCCAGAAGGGAGAGGCGAACGCCAAGTACGACCTGATCCTCTGGTCGAGCTTGGAATGGAAGATTTCCGAATTCTTCCGGTCTATCGGACAGAAGAAGTCCGGGGAGGCTTTTGTCCCCAGATGGAATGAAGTAGTCGGCTCTAAGGGTCGGGCGCATTTCAAGCCCCGGAAGTATCTGAAAAACGGTGAAGAGCGTCAGGTGAATGACATCTCGAAGTTCTACGATGCACCGCAGACGCAGCAGAACTATGCCACGGCTCCTCAGGCCGGATGGCAGCAAGGTAAATTCTGATGGAACTGAGACCATATCAGCGGGAAGCTGAGAATGCGGTACTTGACCAGTGGGCGTCCGGCATAAGCCGGACACTGCTGGTGCTGCCTACCGGGTGCGGAAAGACCATTGTATTCTGTACGTTGGCAAAAGAACTGGTAAGCCGCGGGGATCGTGTGCTGATTATGGCACACCGGGGAGAGCTGCTGGAACAGGCGGCGGACAAGCTTCGAAAATCCACCGGCTTGCAGTGCGCCGTAGAGAAGGCAGAGGAGACCTGTATGGGCAGCTGGTTCCGGGTGGTGGTTGGAAGTGTCCAGACACTTATGCGGGAGAAACGGCTGGAACAGTTCCCGGAGGACTACTTCGATGCCATCATCGTAGACGAAGCCCACCACTGCCTATCAGACGGCTATCAGCGTGTTTTGCAGCACTTTTCAGATGCCAAAGTGTTGGGCGTTACGGCAACGCCTGACCGGGGGGATATGCGCAATCTGGGGCAGTATTTCGAAAGCCTGGCTTATGAGTACAGCCTTCCCAGAGCTATCAGGGAAGGGTATCTGTCACCCATCAAGGCACTGACAATTCCGCTTCAGCTGGATTTGTCCGGGGTAGGGGTGCAGTCCGGAGACTTTAAGCCCGGAGACCTGGGAACCGCACTGGATCCTTATCTGGAATCCATTGCCGAGGAGATGGTCACTCACTGCCATGACCGGAAAACCGTCGTGTTTTTGCCACTGGTGTCTACCTCCCAGAAGTTCCGGGATATCCTCAACCGACATGGGTTCCAGGCGGCGGAAGTCAACGGTACCAGCGACGACCGGGCGCAGGTGCTGGCCGACTTCGACGCCGGAAGGTACAACGTTCTTTGCAACTCTATGCTTCTGACGGAAGGATGGGACTGTCCGAGTGTGGACTGCGTGGTGGTGCTTCGTCCCACCAAGGTGCGGAGCTTATACTGTCAGATGGTAGGGCGTGGTACCCGATTGGCGGAAGGAAAAGACAACCTCTTGTTGTTGGATTTCCTCTGGCACACGGAACGGCACGAACTGTGCCATCCGGCACACCTGATTTGCGAAAGCCCGGAGGTTGCCAAGCAGCTGACACAGGATGTGGAAGAATCCGGCTGCCCGGTGGATCTGGTGGAAGCGGAGCAGAAGGCCTCCGAAGAGGTAGTAAGCCAACGGGAGGAAGCACTTGCCAAGAAGCTGGAGGAAATGAAGCGCAGAAAGCGGAAGTTGGTAGACCCGCTGCAATTTGAAATGAGCATTCAGGCGGAAGACCTGTCCGGGTATGTTCCGGCATTTGGCTGGCAGATGGGCCCTGCTTCTGACAAACAGCGGGCGGCTCTTGAAAAGATGGGGATTTTCCCGGATGAGATCGACAACGCAGGGAAGGCAGCTCTGCTGCTGGATAAGCTGGATAAACGCCGGTCGGCGGGACTGACCACACCGAAGCAGATCCGATTCCTGGAAAGCCGTGGGTTTCAGCATGTTGGCACCTGGCAGTTTGATTCCGCAAAGCGGATGATCGACCGGATTGCGGCAAACAACTGGCACGTTCCTCGTGACTTGGAACCTGCCACTTTCAGGCCATAGGAGGCATGACAAAAGATGACTTACGACTTCGACCTTCTGGAACCGCTATCTTATATCCGACCAAGCGAATTGAGCTATCAAGATTGGGTAAATGTGGGCATGGCGTTGAAAGAAGCCGGTTATTCCGTCTCCGATTGGGATGATTGGAGTCGGGATGATTCCCGCTACCATCCTGGAGAGTGCGAGAAAAAATGGAATACCTTCCAGGGAAGCGCTAATCCTGTCACCGGCGGCACCCTGGTGCAGATGGCAAAAGAGCACGGGTGGCGCCCGACCTACGATGACGGCCCAGGCTATGAGCTTAGCTGGGATTCCCTCATCGGTTCCCGTGACAAGGTGCTGGTAGATACCAGCTGGCTGGAAGGCAAGGAAATCCACGAGCCGGAAAACTGGAACCCCGTAAAGGATCTGACTACATACCTGGAAACCCTGTTCGAAGCCTCTGAGAGCGTTGGGTATGTGACCCAGAGCTGGGAGCGGGATGGGAAGTATTTCCCTTCAAAAGGCCACTGTGACCGCTCTGCCGGGGAACTGATCGAGCAGCTGCATAAATACGGCAATGTAGAAGAAGTGTTTGGCGACTACAACCCGGATGTGGGAGCCTGGATCCGCTTTAACCCCCTGGACGGCAAGGGCGTGAAGAACGAGAACGTCACGGAATACCGATATGCACTGGTAGAATCCGACTGCATGGAGCTGGAAAAGCAGCACGCCATGATCCTGGAGCTGGAGCTTCCAGTGGCCTGCCTGGTGTACAGCGGCGGAAAGAGCATTCATGCCATTGTGCGGGTCGAAGCTGGAAGCTATGAGGAATACCGCAAGCGTGTAGATTACCTCTACAGCGTTCTACAGAAAAATGGAATGCGGGTGGATATCCAGAATAAAAACCCAAGCCGCCTCAGCCGAATGCCCGGTGTGATCCGCGGCGGGCATAAGCAATTCCTCATGGGTACCAACCTGGGAAAATCATCCTTCCGGGAATGGCAGGAGTGGATAGAGTCTGTTACGGATGATCTTCCCAACCCGGAAAGCCTGGAGGATGTTTGGGGAAACCTGCCGGAACTTGCGCCGCCTTTGATCGAAGGCGTTCTCAGACAAGGTCACAAGATGCTGATTGCGGGCCCATCCAAGGCGGGCAAGTCCTATGGCCTGATCGAGCTGTGCTGTGCCATTGCGGAAGGGCGAGAGTGGCTGGGCTGGAAATGCACAAAGGGAAAGGTACTTTATGTAAACCTGGAGCTTGACCGTGCCAGCTGCCTTCACCGCTTCTACGACATTTATACGGCGATGGGGTGGCAACCGGACAATATCCGAAATCTGGACATCTGGAACCTGCGCGGCAAGTCAGTGCCCATGGACAAGCTGGCCCCGAAACTGATTCGCAGAGCCTCCAAGAAGAACTACATTGCCATCATCATTGACCCTATTTACAAGATCATCACCGGCGATGAGAACAGCGCAGACCAGATGGCGGCCTTCTGCAACCAGTTCGACTTGGTTTGTACAGAGCTTGGATGTGCCGTGATCTACTGCCATCATCACTCCAAAGGCGCCCAGGGCAACAAGCGCAGTATGGATCGTGCGTCCGGCTCCGGCGTGTTTGCCCGTGACCCCGACGCGTTGGTTGACTTGATTGAACTGGACGTGACAGATGCCGTCAGAAAGGCTGAGACAGACCAGGAGACGGTCAGACTATGCACCCAGTATCTGAACCGGAACGCAATGAACTGGCGAGATGATGTCAGTCAGGACGACGCTTGCGTAGCCTACAAGCTGCTGGACTATTGCCGGGACAGATTGTGCCGGGAGGTGTTCTCAGAGCTTCAAGGGGCGATTGCAAAGGCTGAGGCGGCGGTAAACAGCCGCACGGCATGGCGGGTGGAGGGAACCCTGCGTGAGTTCCCGAAGTTCCGTCCCAAGTATCTCTGGTTTGACTACCCATTGCACCGGCTGGATGACATCGGCGTTCTGAAGGATCTGGAAGCCGACGGCGAGGCTCTTCCCTGGCAGAAGGCCTCACGGAAGGCAAAGCAGAAATCCGCCGAAAAGGGGCAGGATGACAAGGCCAAGTTTGAAAACGCTGTGGCTACCTGCAACATGGGACAGCCGCCGACGGTGGATGATTTGATGAAATATTACGCAAGGGACGGGAAAGAACTGTCCCGGAGAACCATAAAAAGATACGTCGAAAAGTTCGGATTTTCCATCGATAGGAACACCGACACTGTTGTGAAAACGCTGTGATGTGAGGTGGACAGAACCATAAAAACATGGACTTGTCCGGACAGGACAACACCATAAAAACATGGTCTTGTCCAGAGTGGACAAAGCCATAAAAAGTATGGGTCTGTCAGGACAGGACAAGACTTATATTACTACGTAATATAACCCTACGGGTTCGTTGTCACTCACGTCACGTGCGGACGGTAGGAAACCAGCTATAAAACTGCTGGTTTCCCCTACCGCACATGACATGACAAAAGCGATTTTCAAAATGTGAAAAAAAGTTAGGAGTTGAAAAAGTTTTGAATCTTCAGTTTTTTCTTCCGATGATCCCGCCGACCGTTACACATCAGGAAAAGCAGGTGACGGTGGTGAATGGAAAGCCGAGGTTCTATGAGCCGCGGGAATTGAAAACTGCCCGGGTCAAGCTTCGGGATGCCCTGGCACCGTACAAACCGGAGAAACCCATGACGGGGGGCGTGGGGCTGGCGGTGAAGTGGTGCTTCCCCAGAGGCGCGCACAAAAACGGTGAGTACCGAACCACAAAGCCCGACACCGACAATCTCCAAAAGCTCCTGAAAGACGTTATGACGGATTTGGGGTTCTGGAAGGATGATGCTCTGGTAGCGTCGGAGATTGTGGAGAAGTTCTGGGCAGAGAGGCCGGGAATCTTCATCTATGTGGAGACGCTGCCATGAATGACTACACACTTGACCAGCTGGAGGACATGGCCTATCGCAATGATCCGATGCCGGATTTGCGCTCACAGTCGGATGTCCTAGCGTTCCTCTGCTTCCGGAATCTCTATGATTTTGCCAGACGGGCGGGAATGAGCCCGGAACAGGGCAAGCGGGAAAAATCCCAGATCGTCGAGGCATACCGGATCAACAAGGCACTGGAAGAATTGCAGGAATCCACAAGCGCGATGTGGAAGCGCATTGACATTGCGGCCGTCGAATACCGGAAAGCCCCTTCCGTGGAAAAGGCGGATGCGTTGATGTCGGCGATTTACCGAGTGGAAAGGAAAAAAGATGAACACGACCTATGACAATTTCCTTCATAGCAAAATCGAGGTGGCCCCGGTCAGCGGGTTTCAGGTGCCGGAGACTTCTCTGAATCCGGCTCTGAAGCCCCACCAGAGAGACGCTGTGCTATGGGCGGTAAAGGGCGGGCGGCGTGCCCTGTTTGAATCCTTCGGCCTGGGCAAGACCGTCCAGGAGCTGGAGTGGTGCCGATTGGTTGCCCAGCATGAAGGCGGCAAGGTGCTGATCGTTCTCCCGCTGGGTGTTCGACAGGAGTTCTGCCGGGACGCTGTGGAGCTGCTTGGCATGGAGCCTCCGTCCTACATCCGGACGATGGCGGAAGCCGAGGCGGCTCCTGGGCAAATCCTGCTGACCAACTATGAACGGGTGCGAGACGGTGACATTGACCCTGGCCGCTTCTGCGGTGTGGCTCTGGACGAAGCCTCTGTCCTGCGTTCCTACGGATCCAAGACCTTCCAACAGTTCATGATTCTGTTCAAGGGCGTGCGCTATAAGCTGGTAGCTACGGCTACCCCCTCTCCGAACCGGTTCAAAGAACTGATTCACTACGCCGGATTCCTGGAGGTCATGGACACCGGGCAGGCTTTGACCCGGTTCTTTCAGCGGGACAGCACCAAAGCAAACAACCTGACCCTGTATCCACACAAGGAAGAGGAATTCTGGCTCTGGGTATCCTCCTGGGCGCTGTTTCTCAGCAGTCCGGCGGATTTAGGCTATGACGCTACCGGCTACGACCTGCCGCCTCTGGATGTACGGGTGCACATGATTCAGTCCCACATCGGGGACGTGGTGGACAAGGATGGGCAGGTAAAGCTGATGCGTGAGGCCGCTGTGAGTCTCCAGGACGCCGCAAAAGAGAAACGGGAATCCGTGCTTGAGCGGGTTCGGATGGCCGGTGAGATCGTAGCTAGTGACCCGGAGGCGCATTTTCTGCTGTGGCATGACCTGGAATATGAGCGGGAGACCATTCTGAAAGAGATTCCAGGTGTGGTGGATATCTACGGCTCCATGGACTACGACGAGCGGGAAAGGCGGGTCATCGCATTCTCCGATGGACAGACCCGACTGTTTGCCACGAAGAAAAGCCTTTCCGGTTCCGGGTGCAATTTCCAGAGGCATTGTCACCGGGCTATCTTCGTGGGCATTGACTATGAATTCAACGATTTCATTCAGGCAATCCACCGGATATACCGCTTCCTGCAAAAGGAGCAGGTCATTATCGACGTGATTTTCACGGAAGCGGAAGAACAGATCTGGCGGGTACTGCTGGAGAAGTGGGAGAATCACAACAAACTGCAAGAGAAAATGCGTCAGATCGTCAAGGACTTCGGCCTGCTGGACAATGTACAGGCTGAGAGGATGGCGCGGTCGATAGGAGTTGAGAGAATGGAAATCAAAGGTAAAAACTGGACGCTGGTCAATAATGACTGTGTGGATGAGGTGCGGCGGATGCCGGATAACTCCGTAGGTCTGATTCATACGTCTATCCCATTCAGCAACCATTACGAGTATACGCCCAGCTACAACGACTTTGGGCACAACGAGAATACCACCCGATTCTTTGAACAGATGGACTTCCTGACCCCGGAGCTGCTTCGAATTCTGGAACCTGGCAGAGTAGCGGCGATTCACGTCAAAGACCGGGTGCTGTTCGGAAATGTGACGGGTTACGGAATGCCGACCATGGAACCCTTCCATGCGCTGTGTATCGAGCATTACATGAAGCACGGCTTTGCCTACTTCGGTATGATTACCGTAGTGACGGACGTGGTTCGGGAGAACAACCAGACCTACCGGCTGGGCTGGACAGAGCAGTGCAAGGACGGCTCCAAGATGGGAGTAGGCTGCCCGGAGTATATTCTGCTTTTCCGGAAGCTGCCTACAGACCGCTCAAAGGCTTACGCCGATGAGCGGGTAGAGAAAGACAAGGATGACTATCCCCTGAGCCGGTGGCAGCTGGACGCTCACGCCTTCTGGAGATCCTCCGGTAACCGCAACCTGAGCCCGGATGAGCTGTCCCGGCTGAAAATGAGCGACCGGATGCGCCGGTTCCGTGAGTACAGCAAGACCCACGTCTATGACTATGAGCAGCATGCCGCCCTATCCTATGCTCTGGAGCAGCGGGACGCTATCAGCAAAGAGTTTATGACCCTGCCGCCTGCCTCTACCTCCCCGGATGTTTGGGACGATATCAGCCGCATGAAGACCCTGAATACCACCCAAAGCCAGCGACGGAAGCAGCTCCATGTGTGTCCCCTTCAGCTGGATATTGTGGAGCGGATCATAAACCGGTATTCCAACCCCGGCGACCTGGTATTCGACCCATTTGCCGGGCTTGGCACGGTGCCGATGATGGCCGTCCGAATGAACCGACGGGGCTACGGCTGTGAGCTGAATCCTGGGTATTTTGCCGATGCGGTGGCCTACCTCCGGGCAGAGGATGCGGAAGTGGAGCAACCGAGCTTGTTTGATATGGTGGATGGGTGTAAGGAGGGGGATATCAGTGAGGCAGACTGACCTCTTTGAGAAAATCATCGTGGACAACTTTGCCGGAGGCGGCGGGGCCTCCACGGGGATTGAATTAGCTTGCGGGCGGCCTGTGACCATTGCTATCAACCACGACCCCGATGCCATCCTTCTGCATCGGACAAATCACCCATACACCGAGCATCTACAAGCATCTGTGTGGGATGTTGACCCGAAAGAAGTTTGCCGTGGACGCAAGGTTGGGCTTGCCTGGTTTTCCCCTGATTGCAAACACTTTTCCAAGGCAAAGGGCGCGGCACTGGTGGACAGAAACATTCGTGGTCTGGCGTGGATTGTCCTTCGGTGGGCGGGCACGGTGCGCCCGGACGAGATCCTGCTGGAGAATGTGGAGGAATTCGTCACATGGGGGCCGGTCCGAAAGGGCCGCCCCGTGAAGAGTAAGGCGGGCCAGACCTTCCGGCAATGGAAAAAGCAGCTGGAGGACCTTGGATACAAAATCGAACACCGGGTACTGGTGGCGGCGGACTACGGAGCACCTACCACCCGGAAGCGGTTTGTGCTGGTTGCCCGGTGTGATGGAAAGCCGATACTCTGGCCGAAGCGCACCCACGCACCCCGGAACAGCCCGGAGGTACTGGCCGGGAAGATGAAACCCTGGCGGAGTGCGGCGGAAATCATCGACTGGAGCATTCCGGGGTATTCCATCTTCCAGAGCAAGGCGGAGATCAAGGCGCTGTATGGCGCTGCGGTGGTGCGGCCTTTGGCAGAAAACACCCTGCGGCGAGTGATCCGTGGCGTTGATAAGTTCACGATGAAATCTGGGGAGCCGTTTCTGGTGCCAACAGGGTACGGAGAGCGGCAGGGGCAGCCCCCCAGAGTCCACGATATCAAAGGGCCGGTCCCCACGGTGGTGGGCGCCGGAAAGCATCAACTTGTGACGGCAAATCTGATCCAGTACCACACGGAGCAGACCGAGAACGTCCGGGCCAACGGCCTGGGCTGCCCCATCAACACAGTGGACGCTTCCAACCGGTACGGCCTGGTATCCGCCAATCTGGTGGAGTATTACACCGGCGGCCGGCCGCTGGACATATCCGTACCCATGCACACGGTAACAAGCCATGACCGGGAAGCCCTGGTGGCGGCCCAGATTGCGGAGTTCAAGGGGCAGGACATTGGACAGGACTGCCGGAAGCCCCTGCGGACCATCACGGCGGGCGGCGGAGAGTTCGGGGTTGTGCGGGTCACTTTGAGCCGTGCCGGGAATATGGGGTACTGGACCAAGGTAAGGGAGCTGCTGAACCGCTTCTGTGGGTATGACCTGGCGGACAACGAATGCCTGGTGCTGATGATCGGCGGCGTTGGCTACTACATAGCGGACATTACCCTACGGATGCTGACACCCAGAGAGCTGTACAACGCCATGGGATTCCCACCGGACTACCAGATCGAGCGGGACTATCTGGGTAACGCCTACCCCAAGTCCAAGCAGGTGGCACGGTGCGGGAATGCGGTGTGCCCGCCACTGGCGGAGGCTATGGTGCGGGCAAACCTGCCGGAATGGTGCGGGGAGAAGATCACCACCATGGAGCAGCTGTGGGAGGTGCAGACGGCGTGAAAATCGCCCGAGTATTCCCCACCAAAACCTCCATGTCTCCCGCCGACCAGCTGGCCTTCTTCGGCCCGCCTACCCTGGATGCCATAGCAGCAGAGCCGGATGAAGTGCATATAAGCGTGACATTTTCTTGGGACTTGGAAAAAGCGGATGAGCTTTTCTACCAGTGGGAAATGCTGGGTGTGCCTGTTGAAGTCGGCGGCCCCGCCTTTGGCGATCGCATGAGCGAAACATTTACACCGGGGATGTACCTGAAAGAGGGAATGACCATCACAAGCCGAGGCTGTCCGAAGGACTGCTGGTTTTGCGACGTTGGCAAGTGCGCCAGAGGCCGGGTGATCGAACTCCCGGTTCAAGATGGGTGGGATGTGCTGGATGACAACATCCTTGCCACAAGCGACACCCATTTTGCAGAGGTTATATCGATGCTAAAACGGCAAAAACGCCGCCCTGTGTTTTCTGGCGGGTTGGAACCAGAGTACATGACCCCGTGGAAAGCGGAACAGCTTATGTCCGTGAGGCCACAGACGATGTATACAGCATATGATACCATGGACGACTACGAGCATTTAAGGGCTATGGCGGATATGCTGCATGATGCTGGGCTTAGTTGGAAAAGCCATCAGGTAAAGTGCTATATGCTGTGCGGATATCCGGAGGACAGCATGGATGCAGCGGAGAAACGGGCCAAACAAATCATGGGGCTGGGATTTCTGCCCTTTGCCATGCTCTACCGGGACGAAACAGGAAGCCGAGCCCCAGAGTGGCGTAAATTTCAGCGGGAATGGGCCAATGCTGTGATTGTTGGGAGAAAATACGCTGATTTTTGGGAGAATGAAAACAAGCGATAAGCCCGGGGAAACCCGGGCGGGAAGGAGATAACAATGGACGAAATCAAATTGAAGCCCTGCCCGTTTTGTGGCGCCGCTGGCCAGGTACAGCAGACAGGAAACATGTGGTTTGTGACGTGCTCCAATGATACCACATCGTGCCCTGTATATCCATGGACTGGGGCTTTCATAAACAAATATAAAGCAATTTTGGTCTGGAACCGGAGGGCTGAGTATGAAGGTTTGTGAGACCTGCAAATGGTATGAATCCTACTGCGGCGTGTGTTGCAATGGAGAATCGGAGCACAGAGCCGATTTTATGGAAAGCGGTGATTCCTGTGAGAAATGGGAGGCGATGGACAATGCCAAAGAATGATTTCTTATCCCGGCAGAAGGAACGGGAACACGCTGCTTTCGAAGGTGGTATCCGGGTAGGACGGCAGCAGATGTGCGACTTTCTCACTCTTGCCCTCCGGGATCCGGAAGCGATAGGTAAGAATACCTTTTCTGGCAAACGGATTCTCAAAGTGCTGAACAGGATTGAGGAGCTGATGACGGAGTTTTCCCCGGCCTTTGAAAAGCACGACGAAGCCGACTATTACCAGGCCATGCTGGACAAGCTTCTTCGGCAGGCTTACGGGGATGAAATCCGGGAAGGGTTCTATGGCTTTTCTGACCGGTACGACGTGAAGAAATTCGACTATCAGACAGGAAAATGGAGGTGACATCATTTGGACTGGAAACGGGAAGCAATGGAAAAGCTGAAAAGATACAATGCCATGAAGCAGTCCTTGCGCAGCATTCCGGAGGAAATTACCAGGCTGGAATTAGAAATGCAGAGCATTAGAAGTGCCACGTCGGACGGTACGCCGGTCTCAGGCGGTGGCTCTGGCAGGGAGGACAGGTATCTTTCCAACATCGTTCACCGGGAAGAGCTGTCACGTTCGCTGGAACAGGCGAAAGCGTGGGTCAGACTGGTAGACGGTGCTCTTGCAATCCTCAATTCGGAAGAACTGCTGATACTGGATAGATTCTACATAAGCCCGGCCAGGGGCAATGTTGACAGGCTGTGCATGGAGCTGGGAATTGAGAAGTCACAGGTTTACGCACGAAAGGATTCCGCCCTTCATCACTTTACACTCAGTCTGTACGGATGTACAGAAATTTGAAAACCGGAAAAAAACCGGAAGACTTTTCAATTTGGATGTGCTATACTGGTAAAAACGAAATTGCAAAGGAGACTCGGAGACTATCCGGGTCTCCTCTTTTTTGAGAGGTGGTGACGGGTGGCAGATGGAACGAAGAACCTTATTCCCTTCGACCAGAGAACAGAGGAAGAACAGAAAAGAATACGAACAGCTGGTGGCATTGCGTCCGGTGCTGCCCGCCGTCGAAAGCGGAGCCTGAAACAGGCGGCTGATCTGTACCTGTCCTTGCCGGTGACGGACAGGCGTGTGTGGAACAAAATTGCCCGTGACGGGGTCGAGCCGGAGGATATCGACAATCAGATGGCCATGATCGTTGGACTGACAGAGGCAGCGGTTCAGGGAGATGCCAGGTGCGCCAAGGTTCTGGTTGACCTGCTTGGGGATTCCACCGGGGAAGAAAGCACACCGGATGACGGATTCATGGACGCACTGCGAGAAGAGGCAGGACAGATATGGCAGGAGGATTAAAACAGGCGGCATTTCGATTTCAACCCTTTTCCCGGAAGCAGAAGCAGATACTCACCTGGTGGCTCCCGGAATCCGGTGTATCAGACGCAGACGGAATCATAGCAGATGGAGCCATTCGGTCAGGGAAAACCGTGTGTATGTCGCTGGCTTTCGTGCAATGGTCGATGCACAGCTTCAACGGACAGAACTTCGGCATGTGCGGAAAGACCGTGGGCAGCTTCCGCCGGAATGTTCTATCCGTACTCAAGCAGATGCTCCCGGCAAGGGGATACACCATACGCGACAGGCGGACGGATAATCTGGTGGTTATCTCCCGGGGCAGCACCGAGAATTATTACTACATCTTTGGCGGCAAGGACGAAGGCTCCCAAGATCTGGTGCAGGGCATTACTCTGGCCGGAATTCTTCTGGATGAAATTGCCCTGATGCCGGAGAGCTTTGTCAATCAGGCAACTGGCCGCTGCTCTGTGGACGGCTCCAAGTTCTGGTGCAACTGCAACCCGGCAGGGCCGGAGCATTGGTTCAAAAAGCAATGGATTGATGAACAGAAGAAACGAAACCTTCTGTACCTCCACTTCACTATGGAGGATAACCTGAGCCTGTCGGAGCAGATACGAGCCAGATACCGGGCAATGTATACCGGCATTTTCTACCGGCGGTATATCCTTGGGCAGTGGTGTCTTGCGGAAGGGCTGGTCTATGAGTTCGACCCGGAGAAGCACGTCACGGACGATTTGCCGGAGTGGGGGGAGTGGTACATCTCCTGTGATTATGGAACCCTGAACCCCTTCTCAGCTGGTCTGTGGTGCGTCAGGGACGGCGCTGCCGTTCGGGTATCAGAGTTTTATCACTCTGGGCGGGAGAAGCAGTACCAGCTCACGGATGAGGAATACTACCTGGAAATTGAAAAGCTGGCCGGTGACAGGGATATCCGACATGTTGTGGTTGACCCGTCAGCGGCTTCTTTTATTACCTGCATTCGTTCTCACGGGCGTTTCTCCGTCCGGAAAGCGAAGAATGATGTCATGTATGGTATCCGGCTGACGGCCATGATGCTTCAGGCCGGAGTTATCAAAATCGGTGCGGACTGCAAGGACACCATTCGGGAATTTGGCCTGTACCACTGGGACGATAAGGGCGAGGTGGACAAGCCGGTGAAGGAAAACGACCATGCCATGGATGATATCCGGTATTTCTGTGCCACAGTCATGCGCAGAAACCGACAGGCACGGCAGATTATCGGAGGGATTTGCGATGAGGAAACGGATTCGTAAATGGATCATAGACATGGCACCTATCTGGGCAAAGGCTTCCTTGCAGGCGGAAAACACACGGCTGGAAGCGGAAATCGCCGAACTCCGGGCAGAGCTTGCCCGGAAGGATGCCTATATTCAGGGGCTGCAATACGCTGTCCGGGCTCTCCGGAAAATCACAATCAACACGGCAGGTGAGAAAGCATGAACTACTTTGATTTGGATTTAGAAGCGGCCTTTCGTGCCGTAGATATCACAACGCCGGAGATGAAGCGTGCCATCCAGAAGTGGTACGGCATGTATTACGAAAGTACGCCGTCGGATGATTCTGATTCCTGCCAGCGAATTCCGTACACCATTGTCAACAAGCTGACGAAGACAGCGTTTTCTGAGTATACCGCTACAAGCCGGGACACATTCACACAAGCTGTCCTGGAGGCGGTGGACAGGAAAAAGCAGACTGCCATGCACCGGGCACTGATTGGCGGGGAAAGCGGTTTGAAGCCTGTACCGGAAAAAGACGGTTTCAGTTTTTACGTTGTCAACCGGCGGGATATGCTGGTATTTGCCAGAAATGAGCACGGAGACCCAATCGACATCGGCACTTGCGAAAGAAGTACCTATGGCAGGTTCTATTACACGCTTCTGGAGCGTCGGACGGTTCGCTCTGGCGGATATCTGACGATTACGAACAAACTGTACCGTGCACGAAACTCCGACACGCTGGGCCTTCCGGTTCCCCTGGATAGTCTTCCGCAATATGCGGACTTGCAAGAAGAGTATACTTTTGAAAAGCCCATCGGGGGTGTGGGCATTGCCTGGCTGAAAGTTCCTATTGAAAACTGTGTGGACGGGAGTCTGGACTGCGTTTCTGTCTATGCCCCGGCGGCGGGTCTGATTCAGAACATTGACCGGAACGAGGCCCAGCTCAGCGGCGAGTTTGAACGGGGAAAGAGCAGGATCATTGCCAGTGCGGATATGCTGGAGATTGACGAGACGGGGAGGAAGAAGCTATCTGCCAGCGTATTCACCGGTCTGGATGAAGCTCCGGAGGATGTCGGCATTACCATTTTCTCTCCGGCTCTGCGAGAGCAGTCCTATCTGGAGCGGAAGCGGGAGTACCTGCGCAATGTGGAAAGTCTGATCGGACTGAAACGGGGACTTCTGTCCGAGGTGGAGGCTGTGGAGCGGACGGCAACGGAGGTAACTTCTTCCGAGGGCGACTACGCGCTTACGATAACGGATGTCCAGCGGATGTGGGAGAACGCCCTGCGGGAGGCTGTTAGAATATGTGGTATTCTCGGTCAACTCTACCATATATCGGGTGCACATGATGTGGACGATGAAGAAGTGATTGTCTCGTTTGGAAACGGTGTTTTGTATGACGAGGAAAAAACGGGGGAAGAGCTGCTTGCACAGGTTCAGGCTGGTTTGTTGCAGCCTGAACGCTATCTCGGATGGTATTATGATTTGCCGTGTGATACGGATGCGAGAAGAAAGGCGATTCGTAAGGAATACATGCCTGATGTAAAAGAAAACTTAGAAGAGTAAAAATAGAACTTGACTTTTTCTGTGTACACGTTATAATAAATGTGTACACAGAAAGAAGGTGAATAAATGTCGCCCCGTACAGGCAGGCCGAAGGTCGATAATCCGAAGGACATCCAGTTGAAGATCAGAGCAGACAAGCAGACCATAGAGGACTTAGATTTCTGCTGTGAGAAGCTTGACAAAACCAGAAGCGATATTATTAGACTTGGAATTCAGAAGGTGAAGACCGAAGCTGAAAAGAAATAGGGTGTTGGTCGCCCTCGCAAAGCTCCAACACCCTAAACACACCCAGAGGTTTCCCAACTGGATAAATCCATTCTATCACAGCTGGAAGCTTCTATCAAGTATTATTTTGAGAAGGAGTTTATATATGCAGTATTTTACAGCGCAGGAAGCAAAACGTATAATCAATAACTCCGCAATTGGCCTCTGCACACTGGACGAGTGCAACCCAAACAGAGAAGCATTCTCCGCAGCTCTTGACATAGCACAGCGCTGTCACGGAACCGTGTGGAGCGTCATGACCGGTTTCCATCTTGGCGTCGCGCTCGGAAAACGAATGGAACGCGCCCGCCGTGGTAGAAAGGACAATTAAGTTGGGTAGGTTAATCGATTTAACTGGGACACGGTTTGGCCGACTGATGGTTATTGAAAGGACCGGAAATGCAAGGGATGGTCATGCACGATGGAGATGCTTATGTGATTGTGGAAAGCGTGTAACCGTGTGCGGGAACGATTTGAAGAAGGGTACTACGAGAAGTTGTGGATGTTTGAGACTCGATAAAGTAGAGGAAATGGTGAGAATTAACGTCGAAAACGGGCATGGGAAAAGTCGGTCAAGGCTATATTCTATCTGGTCAAATATGAAACAGAGATGTTACAACGAGAAGCACCCTGAGTATTCAATATATGGTGGAAGAGGAATCAAAATTTGTAACGAGTGGTTAAGAGATTTCATGTCATTTTATGATTGGGCATTACTGCATGGATACAAAGAAGATTTGAGTATCGATAGAGTCGATGTCAATGGGCCATATGCCCCTGGCAATTGCAGATGGGCAACTGCCAAGGAACAGAGTAACAACCTCAGAACTAACAGAAGATATACGATTGACGGCACGACAAAAACGCTTAAACAATGGAGTGAGGAATATCACATCAGCTATTGTAAGTTGCGGTCGAGAATTTATATCGGATGGTCAATTGAAGAGGCTCTGGGGCTTGCTCCGAGAAAACGGTAATTCAATCTAAATCAGCACTCATTTTACTTGAGTGCTGATTTTTTTAGTAGGTGAGTAAGGATGCTGACTGCTGACCAGATCGATGTTTTAGGGGAGAAAGCCAGACAACTGATTTCTCCGGTGACGGAATTTCTGATTGAGGACATCGCCAAACGAATTGCCCAGGCAGGGCAGCTCACCGGCACGGCGGCCTACCAGGCCTGGAGGCTTCAGCAGTTGGGTGTGTCTCAGCGGCAGCTGAAAAAGGAGCTTAGGAAGCGTCTGAAGGTGTCTCACCGGGAACTGCGAAAGCTCATGAACCAGGCAGGGGAGGCCGGATATGACTATGATATCCGAAAGCACCCATATGTCCAGGCCGTTCTCTTCCGGGAGAATCAGGCCTTGCAGCAGATTGTATCAGCAGCGGTGCAGCTGGCAGACGAGAATCTTAGCAACATCACCAAGACCTTGGGCTTTGTGGGGCCAGATGGAAAGTCGAGAGAACTGACGAAAGCCTATCAGGACGCCTGCGACTTTGCCTTTCAGAAGGTGGCCACCGGTGCTCAAGATTATGCCTCAGCTATTCGGGAGGCAACCCGGAATCTGGCAGACCGGGGCATTGTCTCCATTGACTATGAATCTGGCGTGTCCACCTCCCTGGAGGCTGCTGTCCGGCGGAACGTCATGGGCGGCTTAGGGCTGATGCAGGAGAAAATCAGCCAGCAGAATCACGACGATTTCGGCTGTGACGGCTGGGAAATATCTGCTCACGCTGCCAGTGCTCCCGATCATGAGCCCATTCAGGGCAGGCAGTACAGCGATGAGGCCTATGAGAAGCTGAACAATTCCCTTGTCCGGCGAATTGGCACCCTGAACTGCGGCCATGCCGCCTTCCCGATTGTCCTTGGTGTGGATACCCCTCAGTACACGCCGGAGGAACTGGCAAAGCTTCGGCAGGATAACGAGAATGGGATTGATTACAACGGCAAGCATTACACCATGTATGAGGCCACTCAGCACCAGCGGCGGCTGGAAGCTTCCATCCGAAAGCAGAAGCGCCGGATCCTGGTTTCTGAGGCTACCGGGGACAAGGAGAGCCTACAGCAAAACCAGATCAAGTATCAGGTGCTGAACCAGGAGTATAAACGCTTCTCCAAAGCGGCTGGCCTGAGGCTCCAGCGTGAGCGCATGGAAATGCCCGGATTCGGGTCGAAACAGGCCATACAGGTAAGCGCAGAGTACAAAAGAGTTGCAAATGCCGCAAACGCAATGTATAATACTGGCAGTGAAGAGGAAAATGTCAGAGCATACATGAAGGATTTGCCAATCCGAAAAGAAATCCGGAGTGATCCTGCAAGATTGGTAATCAATCAGGAAAAGCAATCTAGACATATCAAGGGTAGTGACGGATATATCACTGGAAGAAGTTACGTCACAGTAAGTAACGATGAATTACAGGACATTGTTGAAAAGTATGCCGGAACCGGTGAAATTCAGCGTTCTGCAAGGGGCGTGTTCATGTGGAAAGAAATTGTTACGCTTGACCACCAGATTGGAGTTAGTATTGATCCGGAAACACTGGAGGAAATGCCAACAGATAGAGCTTATGTTCATTACAGCAAAACAGGCTCGCATGTTGTGCCTACTGCAAGAGGAATGAAGGAATGACAAAGTTATATGCTTTTTTCGGAAAGAACGTTAAGATTGTAGATGTCGATGGAGCTGTGTGGGAAGGCTATGCCTCTGCATACACACCCGCTATTGACAGCGAAAATGGGGAAGAGGAGATTGCGGTGCAGACGAAAAGTGGTCTGATTGGTTTTTATGCTTCTGACATCAGGAGCATTGAGGTATGCGTAGGATAGATAGGCACTTCGAGGTGGTCAATTCCGTGGCAGACACACGCCGAAGGTACTGACAAGGGGAAACCCTGAAATATGCAGGAGAACGCCACGTCTGCCAAAGAACCAATCCTTAAAGGGGCTATGGAAACATAGTCCCTTTTCCTGTGCCCTGAGAGGTAAATAAACATGATGTATTGTCCCTATACTGTGAACCGTCATCTGGTTCAGCAGACAACGTATGAGTATAACGATGACAACTACCAAACCCTTCAACAGACGATAGAACACAACACCGTCGAGTTTGTGGAGTGCAAAAAGGAATTATGTGGCGCATGGCGCGATGGAAAGTGCCATTACAACCAGGTTGATTGAAGCAACTATTCGGGTTTTCTGAACGGTTGCTTTTTTCATATCATTTTTGCCGTGGCTGGCGTAAAACGAGCCGACAGCAGGGGAGGCAACCCCCATACAACAAAGCATAGCTGAGGAAGGAAAGCACATGAAACGAGAGTTCTTGCAGAATTTCAAGATTGGTGACCAGCCGTTGAGCAAGGAGATCATCGACGAGATCATGGCGGAAAACGGTCGGGACATTGAAGCGGCGAAAAAGCCCTTTGCCGACTATGACACCATCAAGAGCCAGCTGGACGAGGCACAGAAGACCATTTCCGGCTTCCAGGGGCAGGACATCGAGACCATCAAGCAGTCCGCCAAGGATTGGGAGAAGAAGTACAACGATGCTGTGGCCGAAAGTCAGCGGAAGATTGCGGACATGGAATTTGACCACGCACTGGACGCTGCCATCACCGGTAGCCGCGGCAGAAGCACAAAGGCTGTCCGGGCAATGCTGGACTTGGACGCTCTGAAGGCAAGCAAGAACCAGGAGGCGGACATCAAGACCGCCTTGGAAACGCTGCAAAAGGAAAGCGGATATCTGTTCGATGACGGTGGCAACCCGCCTCCTTATTCCAAGGGTGCAGGCACCCAGCAGCAGGAACCTAACACCGGCTCGGAGCAGGGCGGCCTTGCGGCAGCTCTCAGAGCCAAATACGACATGAAAGGATGATTTTTCACTATGGCAATTACTCTGGCTGAAGCAAAGGTCGGCATGGCCGACAAGGTCGATCAGCAGGTCATTGACACGTTCCGGCGCAGTTCTCTGCTGCTGGACATGCTGACCTTCGACAACTCCATTTCCCCCGGCACTGGCGGGTCTACCCTGGCCTACGGTTACATTCAGCTGAAAACTCCCTCTACCGCCGCTGTGCGTGCGCTCAACACCGAGTACACCGCAGGCGAGGCCAAGCGGGAGGAGAAGACTGCTAAGGCGGTCATCATGGGCGGTTCCTTTGAGGTAGACCGTGTGCTCCAGAATACCTCCGGTGCCGTGGACGAGCTGGCTTTCCAGGCACAGCAGAAGATCAAGGCAACGGCCAACTACTTTCATAACCTGGTTATCAACGGCACTTCCGCCTCTTCCGGTTCCGGCTACGTTGTGAATACCTTCGACGGCCTGAGAAAGGCTCTGACCGGAACCTCCAACGATTTCACCACGGACATCGACCTGTCCGATTCCACCAAGCTGGACAGCAACGCCAACGCTTTCGTTGACCAGCTGGATCAGCTGACCCACATGGTGGACGGCGGTGCTTCTCTGCTGCTGATGAACACGGCTATGCTGCTGAAGGTTCGGGCAGCTGCCCGCCGTGCCGGATACTACGACCGGAAGAAGGACGACTTCGGCAGAGCGGTGGAGTATTTCGGCGATATCCCCATCATGGACGCCGGTATGTACTACAACGGTACCAAGTCCGTGGATGTCATCGCCACCTCCACGCCCAGCGCTCCCGCCGCCGGAACTTCCAGCATTTATGCTGTGAATATTGCCCTGGACGGTTTCCATGGCATTTCCCCCACCGGAACTGGCGTTATCAACAGCTATATGCCCGACCTGAAAGCTCCCGGCGCGGTGAAGAAGGGCGAAGTTGAGCTGGTGGCCGGTGTTGTGCTGAAGAACACCCTGAAGGCTGCTGCCCTGAACGGTATCGCCCTGAAGGCCAAGACCTCTGTCTGATAGGAGGGACGCTATGCCGGATTATCGGTTTTACATTCAGGATTATCTCGGCAGCGCAATTTCAGAAGGAGACTTCCCCCGGCTCTGCAAACGAGCTGGGGAGGTTCTGACCCGGTACAAGCGGATTTACACAGTGACAGAGCCGGAACCAGGGGCAGAGAAAATGGCCGTGTGTGCCATGGCCGATGCCTTGAACGGCTTTGAGGCAGTCCAGAACGGGGAGACCGGAGCAGTCCAGTCTGCTTCTATCGGGTCTGTCTCTGTGAGCTACGGAACCCTGGCAGCGGTGGATATCAGTCCGAAGGGACAGGCAAGAGAACTGTACCGATGCGCGGGGCTTTACCTGGACATCTATCGGGGGTGAGGGAAGTGCTGAATATCCGGCGGCGAAAGGGGCCACTTGACTACCGGCTGTGCAATCAGACAGTCACCGTCTACCATAAGGAGGGTGACAAGATTACCCGGACGGTGCACAACGATGCGTTCCTGGACTTCAAGAAAACCGAGAATGTGGACAAAACCGGAAGCAAGGAGGTCAATTCCTTTCTGCTGGTCATTCCCTGTTCGGAGGTGTGTGTGCACCCTGAGGACAAGGTTCTGCTGGGTACCGGAGAGGAAATCACGGCGGCGAGGTGGCCGTCCTTTATTCCGGTGAAGGTTCCTGGGCTGGTTGTAGTGAAGTACGTTGACCCCAAATATTGGAGCGGAAAGCTGATTCATGTGGAGGCGGGCGGATGAGCACACGGATTAAAGTGGAAATGAAGCCTGTGGACACTATCCTGACTCGGATTGGCGTTGACAAGAACGGGGACGTGCAGATGCAGGTGACCCGGATCATCAACAACCGGATTACCAAGTATATGCCCTTCCGAACCGGGGTGCTTTCCACTAAATCGAAGCGTATCAAGAGCCCCACGGAAATTGAGGTTGCCGCTCCATACGCTCTCTATATGTACTACGGAAAGGTCATGGTCAATTCCAAAACCGGAAAAGGCCCCGCATTTATTCCCGGGGTTGGTTACCGATATCGGAAAGGCACTGTTCTGAAAGTCACAGAGCGTGACCTGAACTATGATCTGACAAAGCATCCGAAAGCTGGCCCCTTCTGGGACAGACGGATGATGGCTTCTGAGGCGGCGCAGATCGCCCATGACATTCAGGTGTATGTGAACAGGAGGGGTGGAAAGTGACCGCACTGGAAAAAATCCGGGAATTTCTTTCCAAGTATCCCGGTGCGGAGGCTTTCCAGGGCTTCCATGTGGACTACACAGACCAGATTCCATTCAATGGCGGCGTGTTTCCCTCCGGCCTTACGGAGATTTCCAGAACCTCTGATATTCTGGGAAATGTCACCGTCACCAACCAGTACAATTTCGGATTGTACTATGTATTCGAGAAATCCCCAGGGGACGATGACGGAGCCGCCGAGAATGCGGATTGGGTCATGGATTTCCAGGAGTGGGTGCAGGAAATGTCCATCCTTGGCAAAGCACCCATCTTCGGGGATGACCCGAAATCGGAGAAGATCACCGCCCAAAACGGCGTTTTGTACGGTGCGGACGAAGAAGGCACGGCAATGTACATGGTGCAGCTGGCCGTGACCTTTACGAAGAAATTTGAGGTGAAAAACGAATGGCTGATATGACTTTTAACACTACGGAAGGCAGCGTCGTGGAAAGAAAGCTGCTGATTCTGTATCTCAACACCGGTACTTTCACGGAACCTATCTGGTCTGTCATCGGTCGGCGTGTGGAGGACAGCTCCATGGAGTACGACTGGAGCGAAGAGACCAAGCAGGACATTCTGGGTGTCACCAGAACTACCCTCCAGAGGCCGAAGATCACTCAGTCCTTTGACCCCTGCGAACTGGATTCCGGCGACAAGGCTCAGATGAAGATATGGAACCAGTCCATCAAAGATCAGGATGTGGGCGCAATGGCCAACAACGACCTGCTGCTGGTGCACGCTTACACCGGTACTTCCACCGAAGGCGCGTTTGCCGAGCGGTATCCCGCCAGTGCTGTCCGGCCTACCGGCCTGGGCGGCTCTGCCAACGTGGGTATGCCCATCGACGTGACCTTCGGCGGTGAGCGGGAAACCGGAACGGCCAAGATGACCGACGGTGCGCTGGCGTTCACGAAGGGTGCGTGAGGTGAATCATGAGCGTTGAGAAGCTGAACCTGTCCGGCGGTATCCTTCATGTGCCTGTCAGTATGGACGGCGAGGATACAGGCCGGAGCCTGGATTTCAACCCTTCTGACCAGGGCTTTGCGGAAGACCTGTACGGACTGGTCAGTAAGATTTCCAAAATCCACGAAGAGAAGCGGGAATGCTACGAGGCAGCGCAGGAGCCTGCCGACAAGTTCGATATCAGCCGGGAGGAAGACCGTCTGATGCGCTCTGCGGTAGATTCTCTGTTTGGCGAAGGATTCTGTAAGGATGTTTTCAAAACCCGCCTGTTCGCCATCGCTGGCGGCCTGACGGTGATTGAAAACTTCTTGCTTGGGATCCTGGACATGATGGACGCTTCCGTCACGGAGAATATGGCAAAGCGGGATGCCAGAATCCGGAAGTATACCGAGAAGTACCAGAAATACCGGAAGTGATTCCGGGGGAGGTATTCGCATGAACTATTCTCTTCCCAAACGCCTGAGAGTCTGCGGTGCGGAATATGACATCCGCTATGACTTCCGGGTCATCCTGGACATCATTGAGGCACTGGAAGACCCGGAACTGAGCAGTCAGGAGAAGGCGTTTGTCTCCGTAAAGATTTTCTATCCGGATTACGAGCGGATTCCGGAGACGGACTATCGGGAGGCTGTGGAGCGTTGCTTCTGGTTTATCAACGGCGGCGGGGAGGATAGAGCCAACACAGGGAAGCGGCTGGTGTCCTGGGCACAGGATTTGCCCTATATCCTATCTCCGGTCAGCAGAATCGTCGGCAAGGACGTGCGGGATATTCCGTATGACAGGGAGCAGAACTCCGGAGGTCTACACTGGTGGACGTTCCTGTCCGCCTACATGGAAATCGGTGACTGCCTGTTTTCTCAAATTGTCCGGGTGCGTGACCAGCGGGCTAGGGGGAAGAAGCTGGAGAAAGTGGAAGCGGAATGGTATCGGCGGAACCGACACCTGGTGGATTTTCAGCAGACCTTCACCGATGCGGAAGACACGGTGCTCATCAGTTGGGGCGCAAAATAAAACTCCCCGGAATTCCCGGGGAGTTTGGGTTATGCCAGCTGCTGCCGTAGAGCGTCCTGCAACACCTTGGAGCAGTTGATTCCGAGCTTATCCGCTCTGGCCGCCATCCAGGCTGGAATGGAAACATTCTTCCGGACGGCTCTGGTGTCCGTCAGAGAGCGATATGCGATGGTATCCACTCTTACCAGTGTGCAGAATTCGGCAGCTTCGTGGGAAATGTCGCACTGTTCAGAAGGTGCGGGAATCGGATCATCGTTGTCCTCCATGGTACACAGGCAAGCTGACAACGCGTCTGTAATCTGGTCGATAGCGTCGGAAAGACTATGGCCGGTGGTGATGCAGCCGGGAATATCCGGCACGGCGGCATAGAAAGTGCCGTCTTCTTCGTGAATGGTTGCGGTGTAGATATATAGCATATGCGTCACTCCTTAAATTGATTGAATGAAAGAGGGAGAGAGGCAGAGTGCCCGCGGAACCGGTTATTTCCGGTTCCGCATGGCCTCTTTGAGGATGTAGCGAGCGTCGTTTTCGTTGAAATCGTGCCGCTTTACCGGGATTGAAACTCTCGTTTTAGGATTCCGATAGATATCATGATTTGCGCCATGCCGATCGAAAACAAATCCGAGTGCCTCCAAATCCTTAATTGCCTTTGTCCTAGGATTCAATCTCTCTCCCCCTTTCATTTACTATTATACACACTTTTGTGTAAATGTCAATAGGGAAATACGTAAATTTGTGTAAAAATGCGGTGGTTTTATGGCTGATGGCAAAATTACATTCTCCACAGACCTGGACAACAAGCAGCTTGAGAAAAAGCTCACTGATTTGAATCAGAAAATTGAATCCAGTGAAAAGAAGCTATTTGACAAAAGGGAACAGCAATCCGCTATCCGGGCAGAGCTTCAGTCGGCGAAGGAAGAGGCTCAGAAGACCGAAGCGGCAATCGCTGACCTGAAAGCGCAGATTTCAGAAATGGAATCCATTCGAGATGACTTTGGGATTGCGCACCCTGTGGGGTTGGCGGAAACGGAAAAGTCCCTGAAAGAACAGGAGGCGATTCTCGCAAGTCAAAATCGTGAAGTGGAAAAGCTGGATGGAAAGTATACGAAGATTACCGACAGCGTGATACAATCCACGGATTCACTGAAGGACATGAAAGCCCAGGCAGTAGAGATGACCGAACAGATTGAGGCCTCTGCCAAAAGCCAGAGCGTTTTCGGTGATGCCGTCAATTCCACCGGGAAAGGGTTCGATGCCCTACTTTCCAGAGCCTCCAGGCTGGTATCCCGGGTGTTTGTCTTCTCTATGATTACGGCGGGCCTCCGGGCGGTGCGTGACTGGATGGGGCAGGTCATTGAGAATAACGATGAAGCATCCGCAGCTGTAGCCCGGCTGAAGGGTGCTTTTTTAACGATGATGCAGCCTCTTATGAGCGTGGTGATTCCGGTGTTTACCACCATTGTGAATCTTCTGACTGCCATCATCGGGAAAATTGCCGCTCTGTTTTCTATGTTGGGCGGCAAAACGGTGAAACAATCGGCGGACGCTGCCAAAGCTCTGAACAATCAGGGCAAGGCCTACAAAAATGTTGGCAAGCAGGCGCAGAAAGCAACGAAGCAGCTCATGGGCTTTGACGAGATCAATAAACTGGAATCTCCGGATACAAGCACGGCCGGTTCCGGAGGCGGAAGCTCCGACAGCGGCATTCAACCGGACTTTGAGTGGGCGGACGGCATTTCTGAAACCCTGGACAGAATCGCAAACTATGTGCTTCTGATTGGCGCAGGTTTTGCACTCTGGAAAATCGGATCCATGCTCCCCGGGCAGCTGGGTGCTATTCTTTCCAAGCTTGGGTTGATTATAATCACCATCGGTGCGCTGCTCATTGCCTGGGATGGGGTTAAGAATGCCTGGGAGAACGGCGTAGACTGGGGCAACATGGCGGAGATGATTCTGGGCGTGGCCATTGCCGCTGGGGCACTGTATATGGCGTTTGGTAGTATTGCCGCCGGTATCATGCTGATTGTCGGCGGTGCGGTGCTGCTGGTGACAGCCTTCCACGACATGATGAAGAACGGCGCCAATCTGAAAAATACGCTTTTGGCTATCGCAGGGATTATGATGGCGGGGTTGGGAATTTCACTGCTGGTTGGTTCCTTTATCCCTCTGCTGATTGCGGGGATTGCGTCTGTGCTCCTTGCGCTGACGGTAGCCACGGGGCACGGAGGGGAGCTGATCGCTGGTCTGAAGCAGGTGTGCGGAGGCTTCATAGATTTTATCACAGGCGTTTTCTCCGGAGACTGGGACAAGGCGTGGAAGGGAATTGTGAATGTGGGAAAAGGTGCGGTGAACATCCTTATCAGCATTATCAACAGCATGATTGACCTGGTTGTCCGGGGACTGAACATGCTGAGTTTCGATATTCCTGACTGGGTTCCCTTCATTGGCGGCGGGCACTTCGGTTTCAATATTCAGAAAGCACCTCAGATTCCCTACCTTGCCCAGGGTGCGGTTATCCCGCCTAATCGGGAGTTCCTGGCCGTGCTGGGCGACCAGAGCAGCGGCAACAACATCGAGGCTCCGGAAAGCCTTATCCGGAAGATCGTCCGGGAGGAAACCCGTGGTATGAGCAGCCGCCGGGTGGAGGAGCTGCTGGAAACTCTGATTTCCGTGGTGAACGGTATCGAGGTAGGAGACGAGACCATCGGCAGAGCCGCCGCCCGGTATAATCGGGTGGCTGAACGGGCAAGGGGGTATTAAATGGCACGGAAAGTTCTCATCATCAACGGCCACGATTACTCCGATTTTGTCGCGGAAGACGGCTACCAGTGGGAGGACAACGACATCGACGGCGACGGTGCAGGGCGTGCCATGGACACCATGATGGACAGAGACCTCCTGGCAGACAAGACAAAGCTGCAAATCTCCTGCCGGGATCTTCTGCAATCGGAATCCTCAGCCATCCTCACGGACATCAAGCAGGAATTCTATGAGGCCACTGTGCTGGATGCCTGCAAGGGCGAAATCACCTGCCAGATGTACACCAGCTCCCGGAAGGCGGCGATTGTGGTCATCCGGGATGATGGGGAAGTCGTGTGGTCTGGCCTCAGTTTCTCCATGATCGAGAGGTGAGTCTATGCAGCAGACGTCTGAAACCTATAAGCGGATCCTCGCCGGAAAGCACTGGTTCGAGAACTCCGTGACCATCGGCGACTCCGGACGGCTGGTAACGGAATCGGGAGATGTTATTACCTTCGGCGAAACTCCGCATGAGGTGGTATCTATTCTGGTGGATACCGGAAGCCCGGATTCCGGCTTCCGGGAGAATGCGCTGTACAGTGTGGTCACCAACCATGAGTTCTTCACAGACGGTTCTCCCAGCGTTGGAGACGCGGTTGCGGGGTATGTGGATATTAAAATGCTGGCCCCATTCAATATCCCGAAGAAAGCCCGGATTGCTCTGTATTGCCGGGTGGTAAACGGAACGGAAACATCCGAGTGGGTGCCGCAAGGCGTGTATTACATCGACACGCGAGAGCAAACCCACAGCGGAGGTCGGGACATCCTGAAAATCAAGGGCTACGACGCTATGCTCTTGGCAAACGTGACCTATCCAAGCGATAACAAGCATGACTATCCACTGCTGGACAAGACCATGGTGAAGTTTATCGCCGACAACATGAAGATTGACCCAAACAGTAAAAACGGTATCAGCGTAGACCCCAGGACATGGGAGCTGATGACCGCCGGGTACAAGTTCAATCTTCCGGCTGGCTACTCCATGCGGGAAGCCCTGGGGATGATCGCCGCCGCTTATGCCGGGAACTTTATCATTTCGCCAACCGGAGAACTTCGGCTCGTGAGCATGTTCGACCTTCCGCCGGAGACAAGGGTGCTGTGTACCGAGGATGGATATAAGATCGTCTTTGGAAAGACCGCCGATAGGGAGAACGTGTACATTCTTGTGTGATTGCGAGGCAAAATTATGACAGAAAGCTTTAACCTTCTGCGTCGTGTCCAGAGCTTGGATATCTCCCCGGAACTGTCCGGATACAGCCGTGTGACCATCTACGCTGGGCAGAACGAAAAAGGGGAGGACAAGATATACACCGCCGGAGACGATACCGGCACGACCCTGGAAATCACCAACGAATGGGGAACCCCGGAGATGGCGACAGCCATTTTGAAGAAAATTCAAGGTTGGCGGTATCAGCCATACAAGGCCGGGGGCTCCAGCATTGACCCTTCTTCGGAAATTGGGGACGCAGTGAGTATTTCCGATATTTACGGTGGTATCTTTGCCAAGAAGACCACCTACGGCAAGTACATCCGTACCGACCTAGAAGCTCCCTCCAAGGAGGAGGTGGAGCACGAATTTCAGGTGCAATCCCCGACTGATAGGCAGTACGCACGGTTCACGGCCAGCGTCCGGGCTGATTTGACCTTGAAATCTGACCAGATCAAAGCCAGGGTTGAAAAAACCGTAGGAGATAAAACATCTGACTTCTGGTGGGATTTGCAGGCGGACGGCTGGTCTGTCGGCAGCCAAAGCAAGACCATTTTCAGCGTAAAGGAAGGCGGCGCAGAGGTCGAGGGCGAAATCCGAGCCACTTCCGGCAGTATCGGCGGTTTTACCATTAAGGACGGGTATCTGTGTACCAATGGCCAGGATTGGGGCGGAAGCAACTCGACTGGTATCTACATAGGCTCAGAGGGAATTCAATGTGGTTCGGCGTCTAATGGCGTGCAGCTAACCTCAGATGGCAATCTATACGCTGAAAATGGCTATTTCAGAGGAAATGTAAGTGCCGGAAAAATTGACTACGGCGGGAATGATGGATACTTCAGCGGTTCCGGCCTGGTATCCCACAGCGTTTACGGATCGCGAATTGGATATAGCACCATTTCTACGGCTTATACAAACAGCGGTATCAATACATCACTGGACTATGCGGATACTTTCAACGATGCTTGTAACGGAACCTACGTTGAAGAGTTCTATGCGTCTTACCTTTATACGGCATATTTGTATGTGAATGGAGACCGTTATAAGCCTGTTACGATTCAAGACCTGAACGGGGACTATTATTCCGTATTGGCCAATTATTAGGAATGAAAAACAGGGAGTTTACCATGGACATAATCACTACAGCAACAGGCAAAACAATACAGTGCAATTACTTCAACCTTCGTCCGGAAGCTGGACGCCTCCGAGTTCAGGTGGCCGGTATCGATATTGCTTCGGTAGCTGCCATATTTAGCAACAGCCAAGAGACAATGCAGCTTAGTTTTGGAAACGAACATGCGGTGGGTTACACCGAAATGGTGTCTATTATGCCGGTAAGTGACGAAATCCGAGTTCTGCTGAGGAGGCCATAATCTATGGAAAATCTGAAATCCGCAACCAATCTTTTGAAATCAGTCATGCAAACTATGGACACTATTTCCATCTCTGGCCTAGACAACCAGGACAAGTTCGTCGGCTGTGCCCAGGCGATTCAGCGGGTGTTGGAGATGGTGGGCAAGTACATTTCCGACAACGAAAAGGAGGAAAAAGCCGATGGCTGATAAATCCATAGCCCAGCTGAACGAGGCAGAAAAGGTATATTCTGACAACTTGTTTGTGCTGCATCAGGCAGGCGAAACCAAAAAACTCAGCGGCAACACCCTGAAAAACTGGTTGTTGGAAATTGCAAATTCTCTTGGCGGTATTTCCAAGATCGAGAAGGTCAACACATCCGGCTTGAAAGATACATACCGTATCTACTATGCCAAAGATGGCACTACCACCGATTTTACCGTCACCAACGGTGAAAAAGGCGATAAGGGCGACAATTCCTATATCTGGATTCGGTATACCGGCCAGAAGCCTACGGAAAGCTCTCACAGTTTCGGCACCGAGCCGGATGATTGGATGGGCATCTATGCCGGAAAAAGCGCAACCGCCCCCACGGACTACAAGCTGTATTCCTGGTTCAAAATCAAGGGCGAGAAGGGCGACACCGGCGATGCGTCTGCTGTGACGCGTAAGTCTGTCACCTATCAGGTGGGAAGTTCCGGCACAACGGCTCCCGGCGGTCTCTGGATAGATAACGTGCCCACAGTTCCACAGGGACAGTTCCTCTGGACAAAGACGGCCGTCACCTTCAACACAGGTGATACCATCACCTGGTACTCCGTGTCTAGAATGGGCATTGACGGCACCGGTGCAGTGAGCACAGTGTGCGGGGTAGACCCGGATTCTAACGGCAACGTGGCTCTTACGGGGACGAAGATTCCCATATCCGAAGATAATCCCACTACATTTGTTTCTACGGTGATTTCCGGAAAGCAGGCGAAAATCCTAACTTCCGGACTTTTGAAAGGGAATGGTTCCGGCGGCGTGTCGGCGGCGGTAGCTGGTATGGACTACCAAAGCCCTGTGAAGTCTGCGACGGTGACACTGTCCGCAAATGCCTGGAGCGGCAATTCGCAGACGATTAACCTTGCGAATGTAGCCACAAACAGTCTTGTAACCGTTGCGCCTGTTCCGACTGCGCAGAATCGCACCGCATACCTAGAAGCGGGTGTATATTGCAGTACCCAGGGGTCAGGTACATTGACATTCGTCTGCGAGGATGTGCCCAGTGTCAACCTGAATGTCAATATCCAGATCATCAATCCGTAGGAGGTGTGCGAATCATGATTTTTAATGTAACAGGTGGAGGCGGCGGCACAGGCGGCGCCCTTACCGTCACAGCCCCGGCGAACATCACGGTAACTGTTTCCAAGGACGGCAAGACAAAAATCAAGAATTCCGGTACGAGCGGCGTAGTGGTGTTCAAGGGGCTGGAAACCGGCACCTGGACAATCACCATCACCAACGGCACGGACACGGCAACAAAGACGGTGGAGATTAAGGCGGACTACAACGCCAAAATTGACTTTAACACGATACCCGAATTTACCTACACTGGCGAGTACGAAATTGTGAACGATTCTGACGAAGTCGTTGAATCCAGCCCCGACAACTGGAAAATCCGTCTTCTGACTTCCGGAACACTGGTGTTCTCCGTATTGAATGGTGCTGAAAATGGTGTCGATGTATTCTTAGTTGGCGGCGGTGGCGGAGGAGGTAAATCCGCAACGAACTTTACCGGCGGCGGTGGCGGTGGTGCTGGCTATACCAAAACGCAAAAAGGTGTGTCTGTAGCAATTGCCGCACAGTATAACATCGTCATTGGGGCAGGTGGTGGCCCTGCTATCAACGGTGGTGACACAACTGCTTTTGGCGCAACCGCAAACGGCGGAAAAGCTGGTAGCGGCAAGAATGCGGGTGCTGGTGGCTCTGCTGGCGGTGGCGGTGGTTACTCGAATAAGGCTGCTGGTAACGGCGGTTCTGATGGTGCGTCCACCGAAAAAGCCAACCAAGGCGGAGAAGGCGCAACCGGTCAGGGAACCACTACCCGTGAATTTGCCGATGTAACCGGCAAACTGTACGCTGGCGGTGGTGGTGGCGGCACAAGTGTCTCTAACGGCGGAGCAAAGGGAACACCTGGCACGGGTGGCAGCGGTGGTGGCGGTAACGGAAGTCAGGCCGATGTAGGTGGGAACGCTACTGCAAATACCGGCGGCGGTGGCGGTGGCGGCGGATCACCTGCAGCTACTACGCACAAAAATGGTGGCTCTGGCGGTTCCGGTATTGTCATCATCCGAAACGCACGGGAGGTGGCTTAAATGGCAAAACCTATGGCAGTTGTCAATGATGGCGTTGTATCCAACATCATTTGGTGTGCGGATAACACGCCACAGTCGGACGCTTGGGTTAACTGCGATGACCGCCCTGTTGCTATTGGTGACACTTACATAGACGGCAAGTTTTACCGGGGCGGTGTGGAAGTGCTAACCCCGTTGGAAGATGCCCAGGAGCAGCTGGAAAGCCTGAGTGTCCAGAATTCCGAGTACGAAACAGCCCTGTCTGAAATCGAAGCAGCTTTGGGGGTGATATGATGACCATTGAAGAACGGAAGCAAAGAATCCTTGCGAAAATCGCAGAAATGAAAGCTGAGGGCGCAGATATGCAGAGTGCGCTTGAAATCTTGGAGGTGAAGCCGGATGAAGACGTGGAGTAATGGCGCCAAAAAGCGGTTGATTGAAATTCGTGCCGCCGAGGACGGAGAGCAGGATATGCGAGCCATTGCGGCAGCTATCGCCAAGTTGCCTCCCGGCCAGCTGAAAAAGATACTTACCGATGATATCATTTCCATTCTGGCGAAGTATGGGGTGGTGGTCGGATGAGAACGGCGGCTAAGCTGCTGTGGCTGATGGTTCTGGCCCCGCCCCTGCTGGTGGGGCTGTCCATCGGATTCGTGGCTTTGGCGGTGGGGAAGGAGGACGGGCTATGACCACCAAACAGGTGCAGTGCTTGCTTGCCTATCTGGGCTACGACCCCGGCGGGATTGACGGGGTGGACGGTCAGAAAACAAGACAGGCCATCCGGGATTTCCAGGGGGCAGAAGGCCTCGGCGTGGACGGCGTGGTCGGGGGACAGACGGCAATCCGGCTGAAGGACGCAGTATGGCAGGACAGGTTTGCAAAGGACAATATTGTCCCTAGCAGCGGTCAGCCTCCCGATTTACCCGGCTGGTGGCGCAAATACAAGTGGTTTGCTCCATCGGAATTCCGGTGTCCCTGCGGCAAGTGCGGCGGGGGCATTGCGAAAATGCACGAGGGCATTGTGGCCGAGGCCAACGCCATGCGGGAGTATCTGGGCGTGCCCATCGTCATCGTACCCCCGGACGGGCACAGCGGCGGCAGCGGCTATCGGTGTCAGGCTTACAACGATAGCCTTCCCGGGAGCGTCAAGAACTCCCGGCACGTTCAGGGCAAGGCCGTGGACATCGTCACCCGGGGCGTGCCGGACGAGAAGGTGGAGGAAAGGCTTGCTCAGCGGAAGGCGGCGGGGAAGCTGCGCTACTGGTACCGGATCGGCCCGGGGGCGCACCACATGGACATCGAATAATGAAGGAGGCGGAGATTTGGAAACCATTCTCACGGCCGTGATCGGCGGCGGCGTGACCCTCATCGGGGTGCTGATTGCAAACAGCAAAACCCAGGCGGTCATGAACGAGAAGATCATGGAGCTGACCCGGGAAGTCCGGGAGCACAACAATTTCGCAAAGCGAATGCCGGTGGTAGAGGAGCAGATCAAGGTCATCAACCACCGGATTGAAGACCTGGAAGGATTCCACAAACCGAATTAAGGAGGCTACATCATGTTTGACTTTTTTATTTACACCTACGGCCCCACCATTCTGCTGGCTCTGCTGACCGCCGTCTTCGGCGTGCTGGGCTACGGGGCCAAGAAGATCTACATCGGCCACATCAACGATGAGACCAAGTGTGCCATTGCTGCCGCAGCGGTGGCCTTCGTGGAGCAGGCCTGGAAGGCTTTGCACGGTGCGGACAAGCTGAATAAGGCTCTGGAGACTGCCGAGGCATTGCTAAAAAAGAAGGGAATTACCTTCGACGCGGAAGAAATGAGAGTACTTATTGAGGCGGCTGTCGGGGAATTCAACGATGTGTTCCGCAAGACGGAGGCTGTCCGAAAAAATGATATTGATATTCCCAAGAGCGACAAGCTCCCTGAAAATCTGCGGTTCTAATCCTATGTGACGATTATCTGATGATATGACGAAATCCCGACGAGTAGATGATGATTCTACCGTCGGGATTTTTGTTATTATATGGGTAGAAGGATGCGCTGGGGCCAGAGCGTCCAATCCGGAGAAGGCGGATCTGTGTTATCGGCTGTCCGATGAAGAGCTGAACCACATGATGGCTCTCAAGAAAGATGTTGTTTGCATAATCACAGATTATCGCCGGGAAAAGGTAGAAGCACCTGAATCAATGATGACACTCTATAGATATCCACGATGAGGCTATGGAGGAAGTCGAGAAGGTCGGAGGCCTTCGGGTGGTGCATTAAGAAATAAGCGTGTCAAATTTCGTGTCAAATGGCGTGTCAAATTTGCACCGAAAAACCGTCCCGTTAGCGTTAAAAGGTTACAATTCATAGGAATATTTTCCAGGAGAATAGTTCTAAGAATGCGGAGTTTTTGCGGTAAAGACAACAAAAAAGCCCTAGAAACAAATTCTAGGGCTCTTTCTTCATGGTGACCCGTACGGGAATCGAACCCATGTTACCGCCGTGAAAGGGCGGTGTCTTAACCGCTTGACCAACGGGCCTGGTAGCGGCAATCTGATTCGAACAGATGACATACCGGGTATGAACCGGCTACTCTACCAACTGAGTTATGCCGCCATGTGGTCAACGCAATTTCGGCACCGCCGAAATCAGCTTCCTAAGTATAGCCCAAGATTTTTCGTTTGTCAAGAATTATTTTTGTTTTTTCCTCGATTTTTTTGGAGATACTTTTTCCTGAGGTGAATCACC